TAGGAAAAGAAATACGTCGATTTCCATCCAAATTTCCAAAAACTTACAGAGGTCGGTTACCCAGTCTACAAAGACGGTAAAATATAAACATGTTTCTAATTCGCAAGTGGACATGTACCTCACAACACGTTTAAAGGTCTGTTTGACAGACTACTAGGCGGACGTGTTAAACAGACATCATCAGGAGCTTGTTACTATTTGTCTGTTGCTTAAAGATACCTTTACTATTTTTAATAAAAAGTACGAAGGATGGATTGGTCCGGTATCGCCAATTGTAAAATGTAAGATTACTTCGATCACAAGTAGGGTTTTGACACAGCCAAAAAATAATCTTACAAAAGATCAGCGCGTAGCCAATTAGATGGTACGGCTCGATCTTGGTCTGGAGCATTTAAGACAATGCTCAAATCTGGATAGGTATTCAGAGCGTACATATAATAACTAATCGCTGCAGCAGATAGTAATTTATTCTTATCCTCCACGAAAAGGAGTCGAAATATATGTGTACCAGGCCAATAAGCAAAAGGTTTACAGGTTTTATTCCAAAGCTTCTTCTTTAAACAACAGAAGATGTTCAGCTATCCGTTCGTGCAAGCTTATCCAAAAAACCTACTTCACACCAAGATTAACCTCCTCAACAAGAAATGGGGATCTGGTTCAGGTGATGGAGGACAGTGGTAATCTCTAATGACAAAACTCAGACTGAGTATTCATGCAGCGTTCATGGAGATTATTCTCGATTGTATGTAAGTTCACATCAATTAATTTTTGAAACTAAATAATGCATCAATCGACTTCGAGACCTTTAAGAAAGGAATCTTGGACACTGTTTAGAACAACGATGTATTCTTGTTCTGTAATGTTTTTGAAATCAATGGTCCACCTATGGATTAACACATGATAACCCAATTCAAAAACAATTTCCCTGTAGAGTATAACAAGCAAATCAAGTCAGGCCGACCGATACATGCCGACTGGTTTGCTGTGCCGCTAGCACAAGCAGTTATGTCTGGTTTATCAATCAATACCACATAATTCAACACATTCATAGACATACTAGATAACTATGTATTGTTAACTCTATCAGGAATCGACTAACCTTGGATGTAGTACGACGACTACGTTTAACAATGTATCTTGAAAAATGATTACGTTTAGGTTATATAATCCTTTGTACCGCAACGATTCTCACTAAATTGTGCTGGAGATGATCGCGTCTTATTAGCTTAAGTATCGCTGTTGCGCAAGTACATGTACGCTACTGTCGTACACTCTGTTAGGTAGAACGGAACGCCTGAGTAACCCCAATATTGTACTTTGGGACTCATAATCAAAGATCTAAAATATTCATAGTAAATAGATTTCGGCTTCTGTTCAAAATGGGTTTTTAATCGCGGATCTGAAATATGTATAACTCGTGATTACTAGAAAATGCTTAATATGAAGTTTTACTATACAGGTCAAAACAAGCATATGCACTAGAATAAAAACCTATACTTATAAGCCATTCTCACAGGTCTAAAGAGCTAGAAAGCGTCTAGACTTCTGTAAACTATCGTATAAGTACACATGTTACGAAATGGTTTTAAGTATGACTACCAGAGGGGATTAGAAAATTTCAAGAAACTAGGAAAGTAAAAGATTTACAATAATTACACAAACGGAATCTCTGTGATGAAATATGATGTTGAAAATTAAATCAACAAACGTTTGGGTATAGGACTTTACGATTTGTTCTACTTTTACTTCAAGGGTTAAATATGTTACTTCAACAGGAAACGAGTAAAATAAACCTAGTTCTAGAAATTATTGAAGAAAGTGTCAGATCTTCCGAGGAATTAATTGAATAACATCGCTTATCACAACCTATCCAAAAGAGTAGATGGTTGTAATTCCTCAAGAATACCAAATTATAGCGTTTACCGACTAAGTCCAACTAACCTGAAGTATTGGATGATGATGCGCAATATTTGTAAAAGGAAGAAGGCCATACTAATGCACAGAGGCATACGCTTAGATACAAAATCTACGCCCTAGATGCAAATATGGTCCAAATAGTAGCGAGTAGATAAATATGTGCCCTTTGTCATCCCTGCCGATTTAGATGATACCCAACGATTGGATCTTCGGCAGCACGCATTAGACTTAGGTTACTAGCCACATAAGATTATCCTTGAGAACACCGTACTCTAGATACCGATCCACATGAGGTAATAAGTAAATATACTTGAGAGATACGGCTTTACCGACTACTAGATTGACACACTGTTATGATGAACGAATGCAATCGCTAACTATACGTACGCGCATTTAGTACACCCACGCGTCCTCTACACTATGCCTATACGGAAAGTGTAGTGGCTGCGTCGCCCCCTACGGGAGGGGCATATACGCTCTGCACCAAATTCCAGAGCGTCGCGACTCCGGCGGTCTTAACGGGGGCAATGGCGGGAACTTGTCGG